TCAAATCCTATGATTAGTGTTAAACCTTGTTTTGTTCTTTCATATACTCCTTCAGTTCCATTTATATTTCCTATAAATTGTGTACTCTTTTTTATGAGTCCAGTTCTTTTACCAATGATATTACCAAATTTATTTAGTCTAGCATTTGGTTTATATGGTACTGGTATTTGTTTACCAGTTGCTCTTGTGCCACCTTCTATCTGATATTGCATATAGTTTGCAACAATATCCTTCATAAGCAATACACCTATTAGTAAATTCTTTTTAGCTTTATTTATAAAAAAACCTCTTTTGGTAAATGGAGTTGGTCTATCTAACTTTTTGTCCATTTGCTTTGCCATTTCTGTTTTAAGATCAAACAATGTGTTATTTATTGCTACAGATGTTGCAAATGGTATTTGTTTCTTTTGTACATTAGTTGTAAATTTAGTTATTTCTTTAATGTTACTTTTAACACTAACTTGCATAATTTCTCCAATGTGATTTACCCTTAAACTTCAAACCTAATTCTTTTGCTTTTCTTTTTACAGTTGATGTGCTACATCCAAAAGTCATAGCAACATCGTGAGATGATTTACCCTCTTGTATTTTTTCTTTTAATTTATCTTTATCTATTTCCATCTGTTATCCATGTATTGATATGTTGTTAATAATATTATAGCTAATACTGCATAAAAACTTATATCCATCATAAATTATTGTAATGTTCTATAAGTTTGTTTATATACCAAACAGCTTTCTCTAAGTCCTGTATGTTTGCATCTTTGTATTTATGTCTATGTATATATTTAATTGCTGATCCCTCTAAGTATGCAGGAAACTCTTTACCTAATTGTTGCTTAATATAATCTATAGCTTCTACGCTACCATTATTATAATGTGCTGGTTTATTAACTGGATCATATTTTAAATCATCTAAACTATTTATTGTTTTTGGCATTTGCTTTTCTCCTTCTAATGATTTCTCTTTTACATTTGATTCTAATTTTTGGATGTCTATTATTATCATTTACTATTTCTTGTAGTTCAATTAATTTTATAGTGTGTAAATAAAAGTGTTCAGTAGTTGTCTTTCCTGTTTTTCTATTGTAAGTCTTAACACTTTTTTTTAATTTTGTTGGCACTTTATTTATTATATGTAATTCTTCTAAAATTAACTTCTTTACTTAGTTTCGATAATAAATGTTTTGCTTCCATAAAATCTTTTGGAATACATCTTAGTAATTCTTCTATACTAAATATAGCAACATCTTGTTCTTGTTTATGTATTTTAATCAATTGTGGTTTTTCTTCATCAGTATCACAAACTAATATATTCTTATTATCTAATCTAAATAATCTAGCGTTAGGTTGTATTTGTGCATAACCACTACTTTCTAATCTTATATTAAGTTGCTGTAATGCTCTATCCATCATATCAACTCTTGATATTTTTCTTTGTGTACTTTCTTTGCGTAAAGATTCTTTAAGTATCATTTCTGCTCTGCAAAACTTAATCTCAAAATCCACACCTACCATTTTTAAGATTCGTTTCCTATGACCCCACTTAGCATAAGTTTCTGATTCATAAGCTCGTAATGCCTTTAATTTATCCTTTAATTGTTTATCTAAATATGTATTTGGTTGGTTCATAATACTGTAATCTTAGTTGGTTGGTGGTTGGTTGTATTAGAAATACAAACCAAACCAACCATCTTTCTATTGATTTTGCCAAAAAACCCAACCAAAAACCAACCAAAAACCGACCAAAAACCAACCAAACTGTTCATACCTCATTACCCCAACAATCCCAACCTTTTACCTTTTCTCTAGCAAATAATTCTATTCTAGGCTCATAACTCATGTGTTCTATTTTGTCTCTAGCTTCTTTTGGTTTTTTTGAATGTTTTGTTTTTGGTACATTTAAAACACTACTAATATTTCTATATTTTGGTTTTAAATTACCTTTGACACCAAATAAGCATAATTCATGTTGTCCTCTAAAATAATAACCTATACCAAATCTATCTTTTGTCCAAACAAAGTTCGTTACATATCTAAATCCCCAAGATTCTATTACTGACAATCCATCTTTCAAAAAATTATTTGTTACCCACAAGTATAACCAACAATTATCATCTGCTATTTCTTCTACTGGTAGATTTTTGATGTCATCTGTTTTCATTAAATTGTAGTGTGCATTTGCACCTCTCACTATTTTCCCACCACCCATTTCATACCAAGCTGGATCAGCATAGATTGTTCTATACTTTTTATCAGGAAAAGGAATCATTAAAATACCTCATTATCAAATGATTTAGCCTGATAACCATATCCCTCTTTGTAATGCACTAATTCCATATCTTTTAAATCAGCTAATCGTGATTTCAATGCACTATCAGATATATCCATTCTAGCTTTTAATACTGTAAACTTAACCCAAACACTTACAGGATCATTAGGCTCTTTTTCCTTTTGATAATCTTCTATAGCCTTTATTGTTTCTTCTCTTGCTCTAGTTAGTCCTAGTTTTTTAGGAGATTCATCTGTTATTGCAAGTACACCTGATGTAACACCCTGATAACCATAAAGTGTTTGTTCTTTAAATTGGAAGTATAGATCATCTATTGGAGTGCCATCCTTGACTAATGTTTGCTTTACAGTAACAAGCATAGCTTTATCATCGCTGTTCTTGTCTCTATCTACTCTAAATTCATAATCTAAAGCTGCTGGTAATACAGAACTTCCTCTTGCCCTACCATTACTACCATGTCCAGTATGATGCACTATAACTATTGTTGCGTTAAATTCTTCTTTAAGTTCATCTACCCTTTGTATAAACTTATTCATATCCTCTGTTGAGTTCTCATTGAGTCCATAGTTTCTAGCTAATGTATCTATTATAATCATACCAATACCATTATTATCTGCTTCAATATCTCTGCAAACATTTTGCAACATAGAAAATTCTTCATCATCTCCTATTCTTGAACCTCTATTTGAAACTAATAATGTATTATCACTAATACTTATATTATAAAACTCTTCATACGCTTTAACTCTACGACCTACTCCTATAAAACCCTCACCTGCAAGATAAAGTACAGTAGATGGTTTTGTATTAAATCCATAAAAGTCTTTACCTGAACTTACAGCACAAGCCATAGCTATTGCTAGAAAAGACTTACCTGATTTAGGTGATCCAAAAATAGACATAACTGTACCTCTCTCACATATTCTATCTACCATCCAATCAGGTTCAGTAAGATTGTCCATAATCTGATTTACACTTTGAAAGTATAAAGAACCTCTTGGTGGTTTTAATTTGTTTTGTTTTATATAAGTTACAAGATCATCTGATGATTTAAAATAATTATTTGTATATGCATCATACAAATCATCTTTATCTGCAAATTCTTTTGGTGGATGTGTAATAGAAACAATACATCCATTTTGTTTTAAATGTCTTGCTATTGCATTTGCACATTTCTTACCAGCATCATCATTATCAGGAAATATGTAAACCTCTCTATTATAAATCTTAGACCAATCTGCTTTATCCCAAGCGTTTACTCCACCATGCCAAGTGCAACAGTCATACTCGTATATTTGCTGACATCCCAAAAGAGCCTTTTCACCCTCATTGATAATGACTGGTTTATCCAAATGTTTTTCTTCTATATAAATGGGTAAAGTACCTTCAGGTCTTTTCATTGACCAAGAACCATCTGTATTTAAAGTAAATGGTGCATACTTTTGTTTTATATAATGATCATCAGCAAATCTTAAAACCATAAAATTATCAGCATACTTTACTTTTATTTCTGCTTCTCTATATAAATTAATCATTTGATCTCTAGTGAATGACCTAGCACCACTTTTAGGAACACTAGGGGATGTTCCATTATTGGAGGAGTAATTATGTTGTGGTGCTAAGTCATAACCATACTGCTTTAATATTACTGCAACATCTTTGTTTAAATGTTTTATAAGATCAACAATACCACCACCTGTATCATTTTCAAAATCATACCAAGTAGCATCATTTAGATTGAGAACTAAAGAACCTTTTGAACCCCATCTATATTCTGTTGATGTAGTTGTTTTAGGTTCTCCTAATAATTCTCTTGCTACTTCAGGTGCTATTCTTTGCCAATCTATGCTTTGCATCAAAAAGGTATATCATCATCTGTTAATAAATCATTATTGTCATTGATCTGCTTATTAACCAAATCAGATAAACCATTATTAGGTGATTTAACATCGTTATCGTTTTCATCTTCATAGTCTCAACTAGGTATAACAAATTCATTTGATCTTGGTGCAAACTTAGCAAACTCAAAACTAAGTTCACTTGATTGTCCCAAACCTACCTGTAGCTTTTTAGCACCTGTAAATTTAACAACTGGAAGTAAATTACCATTGTTATCTTTTTCATTCCAAAACAAAGCAAGTATTTTATTAAATGCTTGTGTTTCTGCAAATGTCATATTTTGCCATAGCAAAGGTCTTGATAGTCCTTGTGGTAACACCCAAGCTGAAAAAGCTCTTTTATAATCTTCTTCAGGTTTAGTTCCCATAACTCCAAACTGTTGATCCCAAACAAAGTCATAACCTGATACTTGTTTGTAACATCCCCAACCACTTAAAAAAGTAGCTGGATCAAGTTGTAGATATTGAAACTCTATAGGATTATCTCCATTATAAAAGCTCATATCTCCTGTTTTCCATTTTAAATAGGGTGATTCTGCACCACTACTCATTCCACCTAATATATCCATATATACTCTCCATTAATGTATTGTTATATCAATACTGTTTAAAAAATCAATTTCAAGATTAGTGTAATTTCTTGCCTTGAAACTGACATAATCTTCATCGTTTATGATTCCTAAAAAATCACAAGCAATATTTATTCTATCAAATCGTTCTCTGCAATAATCATCGAACTCATTTTCTAGCATAAAACTCTCAACATCCATTAGCCTTTTGTAAGATTTCATCCATATTCTCGCAAAGGTCTATCAATGGACACATTAAAGTAATTTTGTTTGATCTTGGAACATCTGACATCAACCAAGCTGGAACTATACATTGTACTTTTTGCCTATCATACTTCCATATTAATATAGGTATGTATTTATCACCAGCAGCTTCTAGTGTTTGTGTCCACCAATTATTTCTAGGCATATTACTCCCTGATTTATACCTCTTACATTCTATCGCTATGTTGTCTAAATAAATGTCTGCTTGTCCTTTTTGTTGGTATTGATCTAAATTTCTTTTTACTCTTTTATCTATATTCTTTGATTCAAAATAATCATTAATTTTATTCACAATATATCTTTCAAATGCAGCACCTTTATTTCTACTGTTGACTGGCATTTAAAATCTAGGTGCAAATAATTTTACTAAAAGTAAATATTTTTTATGAGAAACAAATTCAAGATGTTTCAGTTTCTTTATCTTCTTCATAAGAACATACTCCTAATTTTAATAAAAGCTGACTAGCAGACTCTATGCTCATATTATTCTTTGCAGCAAATATTTTGATCTCTGTATGTAAATCAGTTGGAATCCATAGTGCTTTTTTGTAATTATCTTCCATATAAACTCTCCATATAAATATTAATATTAATATGACTTTATTACCATACTAGATTAATAGTTTCTTGCATTTCTCCTATAATCAACATAAGGGCATAAGATAAACTCTCCAAAACACCTAAATACTCTCATATATCTAATTGCCCTTTTAATTCTTTTAAAATATGACAAATAATGTCAATGGTCCAACCATCACCCAAAACATCCGAGGCCTGTCTTTCTGACAAAATTTTAGTATAACCGACTGGTACTGTTTGTAGTTTTTCCATTTCATTTTGATTTACTGTTCTGACAAAACCTGTATAGTTAGGATTTTCAAAAATAAGTGTAATCATTCCAGTTGTTTTGTATCTGTTTAGTAGATATTCTTGATTTTTTGATGGATACCATGAATTTCTATTCAAACACCTTGCTTTAGGTAAATTTGTATAACCATCATCTAATATTGTTTGTAAATAAATATTTTTGTTTGCTGGTTGTTTTATGTTTACAGATTTATAACCAAACATATCTTCTGATGTTTTTATATTTGTCCAATATAATCTATCTCTTAATTGTGCGCTAACTTTAGAACTACATATCCTAACAGGAAAAACATTTAATTCTTTAGATAAATCACCATAAGATTGATTGTCCATAATCACATTTTCTAACAGCCAAAATTTTGGATTTGTTTCTTCTTTAATTCTAAGAAACTCATAAAATAAAGAACTTTTTTTACCTTTTAAACCATCTCTAATATTGTTTGCTCTTGAAAAATCTTGACACGGCGAACCAGCAAATAGTAAATCAATAGGTGGTAATTTTTCACCTTTTAATTTAGTTATATCACCAACTTGTATTGTGTCTGGAAAATTAAAGTTTGTAACTTCAATAGCACATTTTTTTATTTCACTTGCAAAGTAATTATCTACTTTATAACCAAGCCTATCCAATGCTATTTGCCCACAACTCATACCATCAAATAAACTTAATACATTCATTTAGTTTCTGCTTTCTTGATCGTTAATGTCTTACTTCTAATCTCATAAGCATCTTTGGGTGGCACTATCTTTTCAGGTTGTGCTTTATACTTTCGCATCTTCCAATGTACGATGTATTCACCAGTCCTACCAATAGATGCATTACCCATTTGATCCATGATATGTGCTGATAGTTTTTCTTTCATAACACCAAGATTCTTAATCATGTCATTAGTTTGTTCTAATTGCTTGATAAACTCTACTGTATCTTCAGGTAGTATTTTTGTTTCATCATTTGCGTTTGGATATTTTATATGTGCATCATTTGTAACTTGTGGAGTGTAGTAATCTTCTTCATCTATTCTTCTATTAAAATCAATAACTTTATCAGCAAGTTCTTTTTCAAACTCGTAGTCTTTTGGTATGACATATATTCTAAGATCAGTTGACTGGTAAAGAATTATCAAGATACCTGCATCTGCTTGTGTCGTTGACATAGCAGCTTTGAGTTGCAAAACACCTAACCAATCAGGTGGTATATCTTCAGGATAAATACTGGTACATTTAACTTCTATTGGCGTGATACCATCAAGATATA